GTCGCCTATTTTTCTCCATTTTTTAGGGGTTGGTGACCAATATCTATGTACCATAATGTTGTGTTTATTATAAATATGGTTAATTTGATAAAGGTGCCTTAATTGTTTACATTAAAATCCCTGTCCGTTTTTCATAATTGCTTGTAAAAATTCATCACGAATCATGTTACTTGGTTCCATAAACACTCCACTAAACTTATTTGTGGTCATTGTTGACGTTGGATGTTTAATGCCTCTATTTGAACAGCACATATGTTTAGCTGCAATGCTAACTGCTACTGACTTACAAGACATTTGTTCAGATAAAAAAGTATGAATTTGTTGAGTTAAAGACTCTTGCATTTGTGGTCTACGAGAAAACCAATCTACTACTCTGTTTAACTTACTTAAACCTACTACTTTTTCTCCTGGAACATATGCTACTGATGCATATCCTGTAAAAGGCAAGTTATGATGAGCACACATAGATACTACTGGAATTCCAGTTTGAATAACTACTCCGTTGTAATTTTCTTCGTTTGGAAACACAGTCATTGAAGGTGCTTCTGTAATTGATCCAATTATAAGATCTTTACACCACGATTTTGCTACACGTAAAGGTGTGTCAATAGTTTGTCTATCAGCTGTGTAGTCAAATCCCATTGCTTTTAAAAAGTGTCCATAATGAATAGATGCTTCTTTAATCATACTTTCAATTTCCTCAGCTGTACGAGGTGTGTTTTCATTTGCTTTAGTGGTGTATTTCATTTTCATTTTGATTTAACTGGTTTAACATATAATTAAGACTATTTATTTCATTGTTAAATAATTCTTTGTCTAAATTTATTCTATACTTTTCTACATAATGATAAACTATTTCAAATAGTTCTTTATTAAAGAAAAAATCAGTAGACGTTTCTATAAATATTTTATGATTGGTAATTTTAATAATATCAGTTCCCAATACTATTGTGTAATCTTTATTTTCAGTTTGAAGATATATAGTTTTAGACAAAGGACATATAATAATTAAATTTTTAGGATTTGATACTATTTTAATTAGTACATTTTTTATTAATCTTTCATCTATATTTAATTTGCGTTTTTTATATGCTCTTTTATCAATGTTAACTAGCCATCTTAAATATGTCCATTTTAAAAAAATTTTTAATCTTTTCATATTATTTTTTTATTTAAATATATAAAGATAGATTTTGTAAGCCAAACTTTATAATCCTAGCTCTTTTAATTGTTCCTTTGTTAATGGTTTAATTGGTTCAGGTTCTACAAACTTTGGATAAATTCTTTTAAGAGGTTCTTTCTTAAAAGTATATCCTGTAATGTCAACATATTTAAGTAATTCTTTGTCACCATCGATTGTTATACCTGGTATTTCTCCTCCAATTTTAATCATTGCTATTTTAAATCCTAATTTATTAGCAAGCCATTTTACAATTAGTGTTGGTATTCTTTTCATATTGTATGTTTAATGTTTTTAATTTTTCTTCAATATTGTCATTATAAGATAATATAAGTAAATTAGTATTGTTATCCAAACAATATTGCTTTTTTATTTCATCTCTTTGTTTAAGATATTCAAATCCTTTTTCACCTCCAAAAAATGCAACTGGTTTATAATGTTGTAAACCGTTATACTCAATTATAATATTATATTCTGGAAGGTAAAAGTCGTAGTAATGATATGAGTTATTTATTTTAACTTTATATTGGTATGTATAGTTTATATTATTTTGATTTAGCCATATACTTATAGCTTCTTCTCCTTTATATATATTACATTCGGGGCAGTTGCTTTTAGAATGTATATGGGTGGTTGGTTTTTGAAAAAACGAACCATGTTTAGGACATATTATTTCTACGTCATTATATAGTGTTTTATATTCTATTCTACTATAATCATATCTACTACCATGAATTTCTTTAGCCCGCTTTATAAACTGTTCTTTAGTTGTTTGTTTTGGATTACATTGTTTAGGTTTACATTTTAAACATCCAAATCCTAAATAAAATGATTTTGGATCTTTTGTTTCAACGTTATTGCACTTTTTACAAATTAATGTAACGTCTTTATGAGCTCCTTTATAATCTAATTCAGAATAATTAAAAGCATCTTTTCCATATATTTTTTCAACTCGTTTTATAAATTCATTATTTCCTACTAATCGAGTTTTAATGATATTATTAACTTTTTCTCTCCCACACTTAGGACATCCCTGTTTTTGTCTTATGTGACAAGCGGGTTGTTGTTCAAATATGCCGTGAATATTACATATAATTTTTACTTTTTTAGAATCACCTTGATAATTTACTAAAGAGTAATCGTATGTAGACCCATGTATATTTTTAAATTTATTTATGACATCTTGTACTGTTAATTTCTTTCCCATAATGTATGTTATACATATAAATATATGGGATTAATAAAACTACACATTAATTACACGGTCCCAAGCAGCAATATGAAGTCTAGTCATTCCTCTAAATTTATACTTCTTAGCCATCTCTAATACGAATTGAGTACGCTCATGAAAATCAGTTTGACTATCTAGTCCTGGCATGCAAACAACTTTGGAAAGAGGTATGCTAAATGGTACAACAAAGTCACGGAATAATTCTTTAATGTCTTCTTCATTACTAATAACAAATTTAAACTGATAATTGGAATGTTCCATTATACGCTTAATTGCGTCTGGGTTAATACGTTGTTTCTCAGTCATACCTGAGTTACTTAGCTTTGGTGAGCAGTTAATTTGGTCTAAGAAACTAAATAGTAGTTGATCTATTACTATAGTACCATTTGTTTCAATTTCATCAAATGGAATAAAATTAGAAGTGTAACCATTTTCTTTCATCTCTTTCATTTCTAATTGATACCAATAGCTTCTAAAGTTAACAATCGCTTCCTGATGTCCTTTAATTGTAGGTTCACCACCAGTCCAAATAATATGGATAGTACCGTTCTTAATATCTTCATAGATACCTTGTTCTTTCCATTGATCAATTAAATACTGAAAGTCTTGTTCTACACCTCTCCACAACCATTGAGACGTTGAGTCACAAGTCCAAGATGCTTTACCTTCTAATTCTAAGTCACCTTTGAATATTTCTCCATCTGCTAACGTTGCTTCTTTCAATAGTTTGTTAGTAAATAAGCGAGACATTCCGCATGTTAAGTTGCATAAACCTAAACGAACAAAGTATGAAGGAATACCTGTGCTTATACCTTCGCCTTGACAAGAAAAAAAAGCGCTTGATATAAGTAATTTATTTGGATTTAATTTTGACATAATTTTATTGTTTTATTTTCTGTTTTATTTCTGATTTTAGTATTGTTTTGAGTTAATATTTGTCTAATCAACATGTTATTACATTTATATTTTTTGCCTAAATCACTTAATGTATAACCTTTCTCATATAAAGATATGATTTCATTTTTGGATTCCCAAACTTCAGGTCTATCTTTTTTCATTGGTTTTTCAATATTTTCTTTTCTTGTTCTTTTTATTATATTATGTTCTTTTAATCTTCTATCTATAAAAGAGCAACTTTTATTAAAATAAGTAGCTATTCGATTTACACTCCATTTTTCAATATTATATAAATCTAATAATATATCCAAATTAACTTTATCAAACTCTAAATCTCTAGCACCTGATGTTATGCATTTATCAAATCTTATCCTTTGTGATTCAGAATTAGTTCTTTTTACATCTGAGCATATTATTCTGATAGTTCCTTTGTCGCAATGATATTGTTTTCCAAGACTTGGCAATGTTTCTCCACTTGTATATTTATCTCTAATTTCTTGAAAATAATCATACCATATATCCTTTCTAAAACCATGCATCTTTCCATTAAAATTACTAGTCCTTTGAATATTATATGTTTCAGGACTATTACAAAATTCTTCTGTTAATAAAGAAGACTCATAGTTTTCTGCTTTTTCTCTTGTATCAAATGTTTTAATAATTTCTTTTTTAAAATATTCAATACCTTCAATTTTTATAACATTTTGAATACATGTTCCGCTTCCCATATATTCATCTAATTCAGGACTAGGATGGGTTCTTACACCAATGTATATTTTATTATTTTTTAAGTTGGTAATCTTATAAACATAATGTTTTTCCATAATATTGCTTTATTATAAATATTATAGAATATCATTTTTTATCGATTAATCGAATATAAATCACTTGATATTAGTAATTTGTCTTTTGTCATAATTTTGCACTTGTAAAATTTAAATATGTTACTTTATTTCCTGAGTCTAGTACATCAAAACATAGGAAACATTCTGTTTCTTCTATAATCATTTTTACATTCTCTAACGTTTGCTTATCATCTAAGTTACAATGATTCAATATGCCTAAAGCTAATTTAATATCCCCATTATCAACTGATTTTAACATATTTTTTATGTTGTTGGTAAGTTCTTTGTCTAAAGAATGAATGTAGTTTCTTTTGAAGTATGGGTTTATTTCTTCAGTAAATTTAACTGTTCTCCTATTAAAATCTTTATTGAAGAGAGTTTCATTCATTTTAATATATAGTTAAATTCTACGTCTCCAAAAGTTGTTGTTGATGTCCACATAATTAATTTTCTTTATAAATTGCTGTATTTTTACTATGTTCCATAAATTCTACTTGAGTTACTCTTACTCTATTTTCTGTTTCCTCTTTTACAAAGACATTTAACTTTTCAAAGATATACTTAGAAAATTGTTCTGCTCCAGTAGCAGGTATAATTCTTAGTTGAATCATTCCTTTAGAATGCATAACTTTAAAAAATTCAATTTGTGGATCATCTTCAGATATAATTGTAGTATGATCAAACATATGATCCATCCACACTTTAGGATTCATACCACCGATGTTTCCTTTAGCACGTTTCATGCCTCCAAAGTCCCAAACCCAATTGCGTTCATCTAATTCGCCTTCAAACCATACTCTAAATGAAATGCCATAACCATGTAAAAATTTACAATGAGTATCTTCTGCTTTCCATTGACGAAAGCAAGTGCTGTATCCATCAAATAGTTTTGTTGATTGAAATTTATTCATACTAGTTCTTCTTTTATTCCTACTATTTCTGCTAAAATTAATCCTATAAACGCTACATCATATAATCCAAACATTCCAGCTCCACAAGCTAAAATTCTGATTAAAGATTTGGTAAAAGATAATTGTAAATGTTTTTTAGCATTTGGGTGTTTTGTTTCTTTATTCATAATTTTTATTTTAATTTATTATAATTAATCCAAACATAATCATCTATGTTTAAATTTTCTGGTAATGGTTCATTCCAGTATCCTTCTTGAATAGCCATTCTAAAACTAAATAACAATATTGGTTCAGATTGTTCTTGATCTTTTCCAATAGATACAAAACCATATCCTTCACAAATTAAATCAATAGATGAATGTTCTTTTAATTTATTAAACACTTCAATAATGTCAAAGTTACCTGGTAGTCCAGACATATATTTTTCACAGTATTGTTTAGAAAAATCAGCCATTAATAAATGTATTTAATTGGTTATTGTTTAATTTTCCTGTGTGTCTTTTAATTTCTTTTCCATTTTCTAAAACAATAACTGTTGGAATAGATTTTACATTATATTTTTCTGTGTAAGAAACATCATAATCTGTGTCTATTTTTTCTATAGGTATTGATTTTTTTAAATGTTCTACAATTGGAGTCATATCTTGACATACGGAACACCATTGTGCTGTAAAGTAAAGTACTTGTTTCATTTTTGTTTTTTTATTTGGTTTTTAATAATAATTGTTCTACATGTTTTTTAGCTACTTCCCAAGTCACAGATCCTGTTTCATCTGCATATTCACAAGGATCAGGACGACCTAATTTAATAAATGCTTCAACTCGTTCTACTGAAGATGCTGATTTGTAATCTGAGTACCATTTGAAAGGTAATTTAGGACAATATGTTTCTAAATCATATAATTCAACGCTTCCATCATTTGCTAATTGAATTGGCTTATAACTAGTATTTGTTCTTTTATACACTTCATCAAAGTCTAAACCTAAATAATCACAACATTTAACTCCATCAACTAAAATGTCAAATTTATCTCCATCAATGTAAGGAGTAAATATGTTTACATTTTCAGCACCCCAATTTCCAATTATAAAAGCATCAAAATCAGCATCTCTAAAGTCTTGTCTACAATCAGGATAAATTGCATGATCACCTGCGTGAATTCCCATTGCAATAGAACATTCTGTTTTACTTTTATCTGCAATTGATAAAGCTACTGCTTGAATGATACTACTAAATATTTTGTTGCGATTAGGAACTACTGTGCCTTTCATGTTTTCATCTGCATAGTGTCCTTCAGGCACTTCACTTCCACCTTCTACTAATGTAGAGTTGAGCAGTTGAGATAAACCATCTAATTTGATTACTTGATGTTTAATTTCAGGAAAATGATGCATAATAACTTCTGATGTTTCTGATTTATATTTAGTTTCATCAGCTTTACTATTAATGTACTTCACTAATTCAACTGCTCTTTCTAATTCGACTTTATGTTTTTGACCATAGTCAAAAGAGATTGCAACTACTTGATAGTCATTGGCTAGTAGGTGAAGTAACAATGTACTACTATCCATTCCTCCACTTAAACTTAATACCGCTTGTTTCATATTTTATTTTTAGAATGGTAAATTATCATCTTCTTCTACTTTTAAAGAAATAGGAGATTCTTTTGTTTTAAAATATTCTACTAAAAAATCATGTTCATACATCATTACCTTACCTGAGTATTTACTGTTGGTAATATTTTTTTGTTGTATAGATTTTTTTAATTCTTTAGCTTTAGTGTAAACTTCTTTACCTAAATCTTTTCCTGCTGATCTTCCTAAAAAGTCAAACAATGATACAAAGTTTTTTTCTTCCATATTTTTATTTTTTATTTAATTAAATATATAAATTATTTTTCTAAATTCCAAACTTTAAATCCATTTATTATTCTAAATAATCTTAGATTTAATTATAGATCCTATATTTTTCTAGGAAATACTATGCCTCAAGAATTTTCCTAAATTTCTTTATATTAAAATCAAGTAAATTTAGATCAATATTTTCTACTGGTATGTGAAAGCAATTATTCATGTTGTTTTTAGGTTTTGAATTTATACACATCTCATTATATCTTACTCCATCTAAAGTCATCATTACTGGGTTAGACGTATCTATTGATTTTATAAAAGGCATATCTTTATATAATGAAAATTCAAAAGGACATTCAGTACCTAATAAATGTATTGAATCAGTTTTGTTTATTATTCCCCAATCGTATAATTTAGTAATTACTTGAATGCGACCTAATGCTTTACCTAAATTTTTATTTGGATGAGGACACACATCATTATAATATGATGCTCCATAACTAAATGCTATTTTTTTATATCCTAAATCTTTATATATTTGATAAGATTCCACAGCATCTTGTATTTCTTTTGCTTGAACAACTGCTATAAATAAGGTATTAGGTAAATTATTTTGATATTGATACCATTCTCTAGCAGAGACTATTGAGTCTGTTTTATTTTCCCAATAGTCAGGAACAAAAAATTCATTTGGTTGAAGTGTTTGCAGCCAGTGTATTAATCTTTCTTTACTGTATGGTTGTCCTAATTCATGTAAACTATTATCCATCATTATGTAACGACCATCTGCTTTTGCTTTAATAAAAAATTGTTTATATTCTTCATTTTCATCCATTAAATGGGGCAAACAATAATCTACATCATTAAAAAGTAAACTTTCTTTTAACAAGCATAAAGGAACTTCATGGGATATTTTAATCATAACTTTTATTTTAAATATAAATTATTAAATTCTATAAGCCTAGTATGTTTTTACATCATCATCATCTTTTTTCTTTTTAAAAACAGGTGGAATATATTGATAAATACTTTTTAAAGATTCAAGATATGTTGGCATTTGTGATATTTGTACACTTTGAGAAATAGGCACTTCAACAATTGGTTTTTCATTGTACATTGCTAATTGTTGGGGTAATTTAATTTTATTAAAAGCATTGTTAGCCGCTATAATTAGACTTACAGCTAATGGATCAAACACAAATATTATAACTAAAATAAACCAATTTATGATTTTGTCCATAGGAACATTCAATAGTTTACTTATGTATTTTAGAGGACCTAATTCACCTGAAATTTCTGCTTTAGATTGAGAAGCAAGTATTTGAGACTCTAAACTAAATATACTATCATTTACTATGTTTATTTTAACATCAAGCATTGAGTCTTTTTTAAGGGTATTTTCTAGTTGTTTTTCAAATGCTTTTCGGTTGCCACTATTTGCTATGTTAAGAATTTGACCTGTTTCTTTATCTTTATATTGAGTAATACTTCCTATTGATAAGGCTTGTCTTAATTCTGATGTATTTTTTGTTGTTTCTATTTTTTCTTTAGAATAAGATTCTTTAGTGTCTAAGTATCTTACTTTTTTATTTTCTAAAGCAGCAATTTGTTTTTCTACTACTATGTTTTTCGAAGCAGTTTGTTCATATGCTGAACTTAAAAAACCATATATGCCAGCAGATGTAATTAAAATTAACACAAGTACAGCTATTGTTAAGTATATTTTTAGTAAAACATTTGTTTTTGACCAATATTGATACAAATAAGATGCAATTACTAATTTAGCTAATTCTAAAGATGCAGCCATTATTATAACTGCGAAACTAGCCCCTATAAATAATTTTGACAAACCTGTTATTGAGTAAAAAGCAGCAGTTGCACTTACAGCTAATGCTGAAAATGCTATCAGCGTTGGAAATAAATATTTTTTCATTTTAATATTTTGAATCTAACCCGGGATATACTATTATGCCTGTGTCTTTTAAACCTGCAGATGTAACTATTTTATCTTTTAAAGTAACCCTAAAGGATATTCCATTAAATGATGTTGAACCTCCCTGTTGAAGTAGTTTTTTAAAAAACAATAACTGTTGGTCAGTCCAACTTTTACTTAACTCAATTACTTCTTCTTTTTCTGCTTTACTACCATTTACAGTAATACTAGCTCCTTTACGAATTGATTGTGGTTTTAAAGGCATATTTTTTATTTATTTGTTTACTTAAATATATGTTAAAGGATTTCGAAAGCCGAACTAATTTTTTTAAGTAT